TTCTTTAATCTTATCCTGAATGAACTCGGGCAGCTTAGAAAACACTTCCTGATCGTGCGCGGTTGGCGTGTAGGTGAATGCCTCATTGATTGCCGCTGGGCATTCGTAGCCCTTCATCAGCGGCGCGAAGCTGATAATGTTTGCGTAGGTATTCTCGCCTTTCGTTACGTGAGCAATGTTAACCATGCCAGTTTTACCGAGCATCTTGAATATGTCGAGCTTTGCCGCCTCGGCATCGCTTAACTTTTTACCAAGCCACGCTGAAAGGTCGCGGCGTAGTAATGCTTTCTCATTCATCGAAAGCGTGTAGATGCTGCGCACGTAGTACGGCTGACTGCCTTTAGCTTCATCGAATACCGCCAGCTCGGTAGGTAGTTCGAATAAGAATTGAACCTTGCGCTTTTTACCTGGATAGTTACCGCCTTGCTCAGTGGTTCCGAGGTCAATGATTTGATAGCAGCGTGCGGGGTAGCTGCCTTCGGGTGCGATTTGGCGATTCGATGAACCGCCAATGGGTGCTGTTAAAGCCATGATATAAATGTTTAAGTGTTAAAGATTAAAGGTTGTCAGATTCGAGTGAATGGATAAGGTCGCGGTTGATGCCATCGATTACGCTGGTAAACCTATCGATATAATCAGCGCGAGACAATGGCTCGAATAGTCGATGTTCAACTGGTACGCCCTCGACTTGCTCGCGGTGGAACTTACGCGCCATGTTTGCAGCGCCTGAATCGCAGCGTGTGTGAATGCCCTTTTGGCATCCGTGTGAAACGAGCAAGGTCATAACACCGCTGAGGTGATCGTAATGGTAGAACTCTGTTCGCTCGTAGTTTTGGAATGTGGTACTTGTGTCCATGTGTATAATTGTTTAAGTGTTTAAGAGATTACTTGATTACTTCGATTAATTGGTAAGTGTCGGCATCAATTATGACGGCTGATACTTCAACGATTAGTGGGTACTGTGCTGCCTTTGCCTTTGCGATTGGAAGCTCAGAGAGGTCGGTGTTCGGTACCTCGAGTTCGTAAGCGATGAAATCGTTCATCGTTTCATGCCAAATTAGGTTCATGCCTGACTTGGTTACTGCGGTAATTTGTGTGATTGTGTTCATTGTGTAATTGTTTAAGGGTTTAAGTGAATCCTGAAAGTGTAAAGGGCGGTTGTTAGCCGCCCATTTTGGTTAGGCTAAAATTTTATTAGCCCATTTTTCTGCATTTTTAATTGTTGCGAAAGTTTTGAAATCCAATACTTGTTCTTCGCCATTATAGATTTGAACATAAGCAGCGCGAATACATCCTGTTGAATCTGTTGAGATTCTTACCGCTTTGCTTCCTGTGTTGTTTTTAATTAGTGTCATCGTGTAAGTGTTTAATTGTTTAACACTGCAAACATACAACCTTTATTTGAACCTGCAATACACGAACAAAGAAAAAAGCAAAATAATTTATAAAGCGCTGATTTACAATGCGATTAATTTTGAGCCCCTACAATCGCAGCCCCTATGATTATACCGAATCCAATCTTCGCCGCGTTAGTTTGCCACCACTTCTTTGGCGGCTCGGCCACGATTATATTGTTCATGCCGGTAACGGTTACATATGGGTTATCAATGCCAAGCCGAACCACCTTGTCACGCTTACGCGATAGGAAGCCTTTACGCAGCGTATCGCCAATTGCAACGGTATAACTTACAGGAATGATAATTGAATCCAACTGAAGCCTCCCTGCGCGGCTTATTTGCCCACCTATCTCGAGCCATTTACCCGGCCGATGGAAGGTGCGAGGCAGGCGCAGGTGCGGAAAGCTATCAATGTACACGGTCTCGCCGAGCTCGACTTGCGTCACCACCTTGGTCCGCGTTTGGTACCTGATTACCACCTCCGGCTCACGCAGCTCTAAGGCTCGCAGCTTGGTGCCTGCCGCTGCGAGCTGTACGCCTTGGCTGTGCATCTTGCTGCTATCTCTCGCAATGCGCACAGCGTACTCATTGTTGAGCGAATCGAGATACATCGCATTGCTTTCTGCCTCGCCCAACGCCCCGCACGTTCGAAGCAATAACAGCAATAGGAATAGGCATATTGCCAACAGGCTTAACGTGCTGATGTTGCTTTGCTGCATTTGATTAGTTCGTTTAATCGTTTGAGGTACGTGCTTTTATCGCGCAGCTCATTGAGCAATATATCGCCCGCCACCTTAATCGGCATTGACTTCTCGGCTATGTACACAGCCAGCACCTTCACAAGTCGCTCATCGCATTCGCAATCGGTGGCCGGTAGGTTGCTCATAATTGCCGTGTTGCTTTTTTGACCAATAGCCTAATCACATTGTCGAGCTTTTCAACACTATCTTCGAGCATCTTCATCACGCCATCGCGCTCCTGATCGGTTGCCCATGTATGCTCGTTAATCATTTTCACCAATCCACCAATCGATGTCAACGGCTGACGAAGTTCGTGCGATAGGGTGAAGCGAAATTCTTCCAGTAGCATCTTTTGCCGTTCGTATTCGTGGTTGCTGATCGAAGTAACATCGACCAGTTGAATGCCGATGAAGTGCAGCATGTCAACAATCGCATAAACATTCCACATATTGAACCGCTCCGAGCTTATCTTCTGCTTAGTCTTAGCGTATGCGCGAATCGGGTCGGGCGATTTGCTTTGTGCCTTGCGAATGGCTGCAAGCAGTTCATCGCGGTCGCTGTCTTGCGCTGCGATGTCGAGGATATTGCCGGGCTTTATGTGGCTTGAATATTCGCGAAATAGGTCATTCGTGGTGACGATGTTGCCATCCCTGTCGGTGATCACATAGAAGAGGTCAATGCTTGACTCAAGGATGTGCAGCGATGCCATGCTGCAAAGATACGTTAAACCGAACGTAAATCCGCGATTAATGAACGCCATGCAGGCACACATCCGAGCGCATACTTGATGGTAAGCAGCATCGTGAAGGTGAGCACAATTCCATTAGCGAGTATATCGTAATTCATAGGCGTTGGCATTTCCGGCTCGTTTCTTACAGCGTGAGTTTTCGGGATGTAATACGTGGCGGCTGGGTATAAAGATACATCACACGGCTGAATCGTGTCGAATGCTGTTAGCACTTTCGGCTTTGCTGGCTGTGCCATCACTGCCTGAAAGCTCTCACGATTCGCCTGGGCGAATGAGGTGTCGGCATTAGCAGCCTCCCAGCTCATCGTGTCAATGTTGAGCTTGCTGTGGCGCACTACTTTGATGGTATCTCTACGAATCTGTTGCATCGCTTTTGGCTTTTGGGATATATCCTGCGGCTATGAGTGCTGCAATGATGGCGGTTAATGTCTCGGCTGTTATCACTTTGAAGATAAGCAAAAAGATGGACACCAGAATCATAAGCGAACCGATTGTGCCGCGCCAGTGCTTCACAATCACATCGAGTATTCGCCTTGGTTTGGTAGCCCTTTTCCGCATACTTAATATACGCACACGCCAGCGCGGCGTTGGGGCAAGATGCCGCTAAATATTACAAAGTGAGAAATAGAGATTCGCCTCTTCGCGGCGGCGGTTCGTTAGCCCTGATAGCACCTTCCCGCCCGCCTTGTTCCAACGAAGGAACTCATCGAGGATGCTTGGGTCGGCTGAGTTGGCTTTGGCTTTTTTCAACAGCGTTGACTTAACCAACGCCCCAGTCCCTACGTTATATGCAAAGCACACAAGCGCATCGAACTGGCATTGGTTGAGGTTAGGTAGGTGCTTATTGACTGCCGACTCGAATGGGTCAAGCGTGGATAGTAGCAATTGCGTTGCTTCCTTCTCGCCTGTTAGCTTTTCGCCGAGCATTACCTTCTTACCATTCGGGTAGCGTGTCGAGCCGTAGCCAATGGTCGGCACTCCGGCAGGGCATAGGTAGCTTGAGAGCCTCAATCCCTCGTACTTCTTAATCAGATTAAGACCGAGAATTGAGGTGCTGCGCATTATTAAAGTATCTCGTATTGGCCTGTGATGGTTAGGTAATTGTAATTGAATGCAGTAGTTGTGGACACAAGAGATACGGTTATTTTATCGTTTACTGCATCAGCAGCCGAATAACTATCAGCAAGCAATTCGCTTAGGTCTTTATACCACATTGTAGAAACGTAGTCTTTATCTCCACTAAAATCGGAAGCAATTGGCAAATCTAAATTGAATGAGCCAGTTGTTTCGCCAGTATCGAGTTGAACATCTAATAGAAAAGATACGGTTACGATAGTGCCAACACGCGAATAAAAACCTTTTGCAATATTTACTACCACGCCGTTAGTCTCGCCCGATACAGTAGGCGTATAAATACCGCTATCAAACTGCGGCATCCCATCGTAGATGTTTTGTACCTCAATCTGCTTGGATGTATTGCTGCTTGTATCAACGATGTAGAAGATATCATCGCTTGCTGCCGTTGCTAAGGGTGTTAGGTCGGTTACTTTTACGCCTGCCATAGTGAGTGATTTGGTTTTTACAAATATAGTGATTCTTTCGGCACATATTCAATCGCTGGCAATTGCTTCACCCATTCGATGGTTGTGCTGCTTACCTCTTCGTTGCTTATTATCCAATTGCCATTCGCATCCTGAATAGGGTTGAATG